TACCAGATCAAGCGCGGTGGCGTCTTCGGTAGTCACCAGGGCAACAGTCGTAATAGCGTCGGTAATGGTCGCAACGACCTTGACGCGGATTGCTTTCTGCTCCTCTTCCCACCAATTGAACTCAGGATCGTCAACCGTCTCTTTCCGCATACGCGCCATCAGGGCGGTCAGCGGGGCCGACCCATTCGGGTCACGCCAGAGGATCAGTTCACGAAAGTTTTTGGGGCGCTCGTCGGTCCCCATATCGGTTGTATCACGCAAGCCAGCTACAGCAGCCATAAGTCTAACTCCTTACTAGGGCAAGTATTTAACAAATACTAGCTCCCGTTTTTATCATCCTCAATCCACTCATCGGCCAAATCTGCGAACAGATTCCCTCCGGTGGACTGATTCGGCATTACGGGGGCCGTCGGTCTAGCAGGCATGTGCGGAGTTACATCGGGTTGCGGGGGTGGCGCATTATAGCCGGGTATCGGCAGTCTAAATCTAACCATGCTCTGCACGCCCACATCCTGAATGAACTGCTCCCTTGTTGCCTGTGGATTCAGCTGCCGATACATCTGGCCGATGCGAATGAGTTCATTTCTGTCCACATTGCGCAAGGCAGGCCAAGCTGTATAGAAGGCTTCTTCATCCTTCTGTTGTCTCGAGCTGGTCGTCTGCACATCCCTCACTACGTGAGGAAGTTGATGCTGCAACATATTCATCATATTCTCATAGATGTCCACGTACAGCCTGGCGGCCAACTTCGGGATAACAGCCTCTGGCTCACTAATCATTGCATCCGCATCTTCCTGACTGAGAGCATATCTCTTCTCAAGTTCAGCGACAGCGTTAGACTTCAACTCGTCATACGACTGTCCTGGCGGCGTCTCTGCGGGAGTCTGAGCCACAGGCTCCGGCGGAGCTGGCTGGACAACTTCCGGCGGGACTTCCTTTTCGGTCTCTTCAGCAGCTACAGGTTCCGGTTTCTCCGCGGGTACTTCCGGTTCCTGCTTCGCCTCTTCAACCTTCGGTTGTTCCGCTGGCTTATCTTCAGCCAGATCAGGTTCATTCGACTCATTATCAAACTCGTCGACAAACGTATCGAATGCATCCTGGGTATCTGAATCGGGAGCTTCAGGCTCCACGACAGTATTATTCTCCGTCACTGCGTTCATACACTAATTCCTCCGCCGCCTCTATCAGATTTTGTGGAAGAGCTAGGAAGGCGGCTATGCCGTACTTCTCTCCCACCATAAAGTTGTGTTCCGCCACATCCTCTTGAGTTACCACGCGCATATCCCCAAGAACATTTCGCCTGGACTCAATTTGCCCCTCTGCAATACTAGCCACTAGGGCCCACCCCCGAGATTTGAGTAGGGAGCGGAGGGCGTGCAGATTCTCCCTCGCCTCCGACAGTTCCTCGTCCGTTGCCATTTCTTCCTCCCATTGGAATCAAGTTACCAGCCTGTGCTTGCTGCGCTGCCATAGCATCTGGCACCACCTCAATCTTAAACTGATCGATATTCTTTGCACCGGAGAGCTTCGCCACATAGCTGAAAATCTTTCCCATGCTATACTGCTGCATAAGCTCCGGCATTTTAGACATCTGCGCCATCAGCTCTCTCCACAGATTAGCTTGCGCAAATCGATCTACCGGCAACGTACCGTCGACTGGAACGAAGTCGTAGAAGCCCTGAATATCGTCAGGTGTAACTTGGACATACTGCTTCCCTTCTACCAAGTCTCCAGCAATCTTAAACCACTGCTCTTCATCATAATACTGCTGAGTGTTCTGCAGCATCATTTGGCTGAGCGGTGCCCAACCCATTGCCGAGTCGTATTCAGCCTGCATCTTCAAGCGGTTCGTTCCAAACGAACTTGAGGTGCGAACCTCCGTCGCCGTCTTACGCCCTCCTGGATTTACTACACCCATCAGATTGTCTGTCACTCCAGTGACACGCTGCATCATCTCAGCAACAATCTGGGCGTCTCGAAGATGATTCTGTGTAACATCGACAACTTGCAGTTGGTGCACCGCCAGCCTTGGATCGGTGCCCCAGGCTTGCGGTTTTAAGCGAATAAGACGTCCCTGTGTAGGATCTTCGAGATCCTTCATAGCAACCTTGCTTGGATCAACCACTAGCTGATCATTCAGCACTTTCCGCACCGCGTGGAAATGCGAATTGAAAAGCCACGTCAGTGTATCATTCAGCGGATCAGCTATCTCCAGCATTGACCGTGGGACTAACGCATAGCCATCCTGTTCATACTCCTGCACCGCGTAGGGATACTTCGCGTGGTAATGGGCGAACGGGCGTGCCTCGACGAGAACATCGTTATCCGCCAGAGTAAAGATCCACTTCTGCGGGTAGGTACTCGATCCCAGATTCCAATCTTTAGGGATGAGCTGGATAACCATCTCTACGCCAGTGGTATATCCAATATCCATCGCATCTGCGGTTATATTCTTCTCTGGATATTCAACCTGGCCGGTACCTTGCTGCTCATCCCGCTGACGCATATACTTCCGCTTGCGAAGAACTTCGACGTTCATATATCGTCCGTCTTCTTCACCCTTCACAAGGTCTGACCAACTCAGCTCAACCGCCCTCGCACAGAATTCTCCACGCTGGAAGTCTTTCACCGGCACCCGCGGATCAGGATACCAGTCGTATGGACGTACATTGAAGAGCTTATTCCCAGCGTATCCCCGGATTCTCTTCGATCGACGAATCTTCTTCGTCTTCCCCGGCAATGGAAGACCAAGGTATGTATCTGGGGCTTCTTCAATTGAGGAGACAATCGACTGCTCTATCTCCCAATAATTGCAGACAATACCCAAGCCGTACTTAGCCTTATCCAAGAGCCAAATATAGAGCGGCACCAACTGCTCGCCAACCAGAGTCTGATAACTCAGCAGAGCTTCAATCGCCTGCACCTGCATCTCCGGCGCACCGTGGCGAGCGCTATACTGAAACACTGGGTCACGGCTCAAGAACACCGTAGTCCAGTAGGTCTGCGCGGTGAGAAGCATCGCATAAGAATACGGCACCTGCAGTGTAGTAAACTGCGGGGTGCCATCTTTGCGCCGCTGCTTCCGAAGGAGATCGCCTTCCTTAGTGGGAAGGTACGCGATGAAGCGTTCTTCAGAATCCTTCCACGTCTCGTAGTAGCAAGACATCTTGTTGTACGACATTTGGTACCGATCTCGCACCGCCTGCCGCAATTTAGTATGGAGATCACTGTCGAATTTTAATTCTAATTGCATGCTCATATAGCAGATCTCCACTCCCCTAGATCAGGTAAGGCTTTCTCTTCTTGCTCAAGAATCTCGTAGATACCCTCGATATATTCGCCATCCAAAATTGGATTAATCATATCGAGCGCTATCGCACCCGCGTCTAGCAGGTCGTCGTGTTCCACATTAGGATAGCGTACAAACTGCTCAATGAACTCCGTGTGCGTTCTATGCACATAGAGTGTGCGCCCACTAGCGCGAGCAGTATATGCCTGCACTATCCGAAGAGACTTCTTCCTCCGATCTTCAACTGCTTCAACTGTGAAGAAGTGATGACGCTTCCGCATCTCTTTCTCAAGGTAGAACTTAATAGTTCTCGCAAAGAGAATAGACTCAAAGCCAACCCTCAACGGCTTAAACCGGATGACGAACTCAAAAATCTTAGAGATCAACTCATCCGGATTAGGAGACTTACAGGTATAATAGTCTAGCAAGAATGCCTTTCCTTGCCACAACCCAAATGCGACGATTGCCGCATCATCGAGCCGCCTCGGGTCGAGAACAGCTTTCTGCTCGGCATCCTTCGGCGGTGGCGTGGGATCAACACCTATGTAGGTAATCATGCCATCTGGCAAGACATCCCAATTCATCAACCATTCTTGCCTGAAGTGTGATAGCTCCGGAGAGACTATCTTCACCTCCATCTCTCGCATCCACAAGGAGAGTTGATTCCTATCGATATGCGCCTGCTTATCTGCAAGCAGTTCCTCGGTACTCCACCGCGCTGGCCAGTTACTATCGCCACTATCATCGAAGCAGGAGAACTCCGCGGTGTGCCATTGCGGATCTTTCATGCACCTCTCGATAAGATCATCCCCGTCCAATGGGGTCTGCAAGAGAACCATCTTCGCATCCCACGATTCGCTCCGGGGTGCGAGAGATTTCTCAAGGGCGCCAAAGAAGATATTCGAAATCTTCTCCCGCTGCTCAAAGGTCGCGGTGTTAATCTCATCGCATGGATCGTCTACGACAATCAGGTCGGGGCGATAGTCATCAATATTAACACCGCGTGTCTGCCCGGTGATGCCAAGCGCTACGACGGTTATGGGGAAAGCCTCTACGCCATGCAGGATGGTGATTTCTTCCCCGGTCCACTTAGGCCCAGGTTTTAAGCCGAATGTCTGTGACCACAGCTTATTATATTCGACATTCTTCTTTATCCAATTGATTGTCTTTAGCGCATGGTCTTGGGTTTTCGATATAAACAAAATGGTGTGCGAGACACCATATGCGATACGTTTAGACGTGAAAACACGCAGCTTTGTGGTCTTTGCTCCGCCGCGGAATATCTTAATGGCGAGGTGTCGCTTCTCTGGATCTGCTAGAAGTAGATCTACCTTCTTGTGGAAAGGTGGAGTTTGTTGGCGGATAGTCTTGGGGAAGAAATGCCGACCGTAGAAATCATCATCTATTGCTGCCAGATGAATTATTTCCTCAAGTGGAATTTCCTCCCTCACGGCTTCCATATGTGGACTCCGAATTCCCCAGGCCGAACTGATGCAATACAGTCGCGCAGCGTCACATGTGCGGGAAATACCACCGCACAATCATACCACTTAACAATCTCGCAGACGCCAATCTTCCACATATTGGTAGTATTAAATAGTCTCTCCACAAGAGGCAAATACTTGTCCATCACCTGCCAATACGCCTGCGCGGTGTGCTGGTATTTGATCTCGCATATAGTCAGCACCCCCGTATCCAAAGACACGAGTAAGCCATCCGGCTGTGCGTAGCGGACTTTGCCTTCGTTTAATATTTTGTACTCTAGCCACGGACCAGAGATGAACGACGGGTGCCCGACCTTGGGAGGGAAGGCTTCTTCGAAGTGCTCTTTGACCTTCTCTTCGTATTTGATACCCATCCTCCGCCGCCCGTGCAGCCGCTTCTTCCGAGCAAACGGAGGTATGGAATCTGCTAATCGCACCCACTCGAGGTCATCCTTCTTCACAAGTCTCCGGTTCTACATTAACGACAGTGACCTGCCGCATTTTCTCACGGGCGCTTGCAAGAAGTCCCTTATCGACTATGCCCACGTTAATCGCTACTTGCGGGCGGGAGCCGCTCGACGGACTAAAGCCCAACCTATTGGTTGCTTTATCGACAGAATCGAGGGCGAAGCGGGGATCCACCTCGTCCGCGTCGAGGGCGTCGAGGACCTTTTCGATACCTTTAAGGGCAACCTCGTAGAGGCGAGATTGAACTTTATCTGCGTGAAGTTGATTATACTCATCGCGGCGCTTCTCATACTCAGCTCTGAAAGCATCACTGCGCATCACGATAGATAACCAACTCCGGCTGACATTCAATCGGTCGCACAGCACCTGCAGGTTTTTCACCTGCGGATTAGCAAGAAGCCAATCAATGATGGCTTCGTGCCGGTGCGATACTTCTTTGATTTGAGTTTCAGCCACGATTTAAAAATTCCACTATACCTATGTTAAAGTTTAGCGCAGGATAGGGGATTCGGCAAATGGAAATTTAGGGGGATATTGGGGCATTTATTGGGGAATTGGACGGCCTAGTATTTAGTAAATACTCGCCCATGAAATTGATAAATTTTGTCGGCTCGCCCGGGTGGATACATGACGGGAGCCCCCCACCCCCCGCCGGGGGTGTAGGCCGGGGATAATTCTCAACAGAGGATGAGACCAAAAGAAATTCATCCCCATACCCCAAAAAAGGCTTGACATCCTGGCCGGACTATGAGAGAATATCTTCACTGGCTAAGGTTAGCTAGTTCCCCGGCCCCAGCGCCGCGGATTCTTTAACATCGATGAGAGGTAAAGCAAAATGGCTAAAACCATTAAAATGGGTCTGCGTCCGGAATTGGATACCACCACGATGAGCGTGACGATGAACGTAAAAGATGGCGACGAAATTCTGTCACATCGGTATTATGTCTTCGACGATTATCCGGTGGAAATCCAGCAGCAGCTGATGCTTCACGGGCTTTCGACGGCCCTCCAGCAGAGGACCAGCCAGTTCAAGGAAGACCCGCTCGGCAAGCTGATGGCCATGGACGAGGTCAGTGCTCGATGGCTCGAAGGCGAATGGGCTAAAGAGCGTAAGGTTGGCCCTCGGATTCTCCCGGCCATAATTGAGGTACTACACTCGATCAAGGTTGCCAAGGGATTCAAGGTTTCGGTGGCCGAGGTACAGGCCGCATGGAATTCCTTGGACGAGGACCAGAGGAGTGTCCTTAGGGAGAAATACAAGGACGAGGTGGCGCAGGTTGAAGCGAAGCGCGCTAAAGCCCCCGCTACTGGAGTTCTGGACGATATGCTGTAAGGACGAGTTCTGGGCCAAGGATGGCCCTCCTACTACCGACGAGGTGAAGTATGAAGTTTGAGACATGGTTGGATAAGGTGGATTCCATTCTTGAGCGTAAGATCGGAATGGACCATAATTCGATACCCGACTATTGCTGGTGGGATTTGTGGGATTCAGAATTAACTCCCCACGAGGCAGTTCAAGAATGGGAAGACGATCCCGATTATGGTAGGATGAGTTGCTTCTAGAAAAGCGCCCCCGGTTCCGGCCGGGGGTTTTTATTTGCGTTTTATTTTTCCTGTCTGGAAAGCCCGGTAAAATTACCCAACAGAAGGCGCACGCCAGCGCGTCCTATCACCGGGCCAAAAAAAAGGCCCCCGAAGGGGCCAAACACCGATGAGGAAACTGTTATAGATTATGCCATGTCGGTCAGGTCGACGGCGACACTGTCGCGGCTGGCCCGGATGGTCTCGGCCAGCTCCATGACCTGCGGGTTGGACAGGATCTTCTCCTTCTGCTCCTTGCTGAAGGAACGAAGCGCCTTCTGAATGTCGCCAACCGACACGCCCTTGATCGACGCGAGAGCCTCGACTTCTGCCGACACGGTCGGTGCGCCAGCACGCCGCTCCCGCTCCCACTGCCCTTCGCTCAACTGCTGACGAACGTCACGCATCGCGTCGAGCTTCTCCGGCCCGGCCTTGGTATCGCTCGAACGATCCTGCAAGAGCTTGCTATAGCCATAAAGATCGCTCAGCGGACGGCAGTCCTCATGCACGTCGGACAGCGGAAAGACCTCGCGGTCGATCTCTTCGAAGTTACCCTTCGCGTCCTTCTCACGCACGATGACCACAACTGCATCAGCTTCGGCGTCCAGTTCGACTTTCAGAGAATAGGGATTGTTACGCTCAGCCATTTGAAATACTCCTAACTTTCGTTAACGCTAGGCGGTATTGCCTAACCAATGCCAATTATACCCCCATATTTCCACAAGGCAAGCATTATCTGTCGTTAAATTCATTTTACCCGTAATTACCTATTAGACCCGGTAATTTCCTCATATCCAACAAATTGCCCTTTGGCGGTATACCCTGCCCTCGCCTCGTCCCTATACTTTCCTTTTTTATTTTTTTTTTCTATAGAGATATAGACGGCGGTACTCCCCCGGCGGTATATGCCGCCCCCGGCCTATTTATTGGATATGAGGAAACTACCGGTCCGAATAGGAAACTACGGGTAAAACGGGTTTGCCTCGTCCGCAAACTTACCCTATAATTAGGGCGAGTATTTACCAAATACTCGCCCCACCAACCAACCCCGCCGACACAATCGGCCCGAGGACTACGCCATGCCCCAATCTCGCAAGCCCGCAAACTATCCACCCTCCTTCTGGCTCTTATACTCAAAGATATCCCAAGACGCCACCATAAAGTTACTCACCCCCTCGATACGCGCAGCCGAAAAGCTACGCTACCAATACTACGGTTTCATCCGTGCCCTGGAATCCGAAGCCAAAGCCCTTCGCAAGGAAGGCGGCCCCTCCAACATCAAGCTCGCCAGTGAACATCAACACATGGCGACGACACTCCGCACCCGCCAGGTTCTAATCTATGCCAACCTAGACGACCTGGAGAACCACTCCGCGTGGGTTGAGTTCGCCCGGCGAGATGAACTCGACTGGGCACAATGCCTATCCCAACTCAACGACATCCCCGACGTTCCCCAAGACTCCATAGACTACACCGCGCTGGCTCAAGGACTATTCAAGAACCCAGCTGACTCTATACCCGACATCTTCAAGCCAACCCCATCGCCACTTCCCGATTGGGATGCCAAAGACAATCTCGATACAGACGAGGAGTCATAACTTTGTCTTATACCCCTATAAAAATTACTAGCTTGAATTTCCCGCCCCACTATTATAAAATCCAAGCTGGCCCCGGCCTTACTTGCCGGATTTCCAATCAACCGACGAGGATTTACCCTAGATGAACGTCTATCTATCAATCGGAGATCACATCTTGACCGTTTCACCCATTGAGCCGCACGACGGCCTTGAACAATATCATCTCGTCTGCATTACAGATGCCATCGCCGAAGAAGTATCCAAAGAGCACACCTCGGCTTACCGTGCCAAGGATGAATTCGAGTGTATCGAGATCCTCCAAGAATTCCTTTCTATGGATGGGCCTTCTGCCTACCTAACGGATAGGTTCGAGATTCTCCGCTAACCCCAAGGGGGAACCTTATGTGGTTCCCCCATCACTGATGAGGTATCAACATGGACATCTTTGACGACTTCGATAAAGCCTTGCAAAAAGTCCTTGCAGCACCCAAACCCAAACGCAATCCCAAGGCTAAAACGCCACCCAATCCAACGCGAGTCATTGCTCGCGCCATCCGCCCCCGCGCGCCAACCAGATTACGAAATCCCCTAGACATCTGCAAGGTAGTCTTCTACAACCACTACACTTGCCGTTGCTCCTCCTCTTGGATCGCGCCCATAAGCGACTCCATCTTCATCAAGCGGCAGCTCGACAACATGCAAACTCGCCATGAGTACATCCCCATCGAAAAGCTGGGCCCTCACACAGAGCCACCGCCCGACCTGCGCATCGAATACAACGCGGTGCATCTCTCCTTCTGCCCATACTGCGTCGGCCAGCTACCACTAAGCGATGATCCCTTCATCCGCCGCGCCTTCCACGTTGGAGAATCCCAACTCCAACTCGATCTAGGCTTCTATACTCCAGGCAGCTCTAACCAGCGCCACGGGTTTGATCTCATCAACGGCTGGAATTATCCCCACAAGCTAGCAGCCCACGACCCTTATGGTCAGCCCTAATGGAAACTCTCCTCCTCCTACAACAAATCAGACGAGTGCTCCTCGACGTCGAGGACCTCAATCGCATGCTTGCCGAGTATTGCCCAACCACCACCTTTACTCGGCACAGCTTGCCTTTAAACATCACGAACATCACGGGCCCATCATATACGGCCCTCCTTCGTCAACTCCTATCCGACCTCGAGGATCCCAATCATGGTACTGAGTAAACACAACGCGGAACTCACCCTTCCAGTAACAGTAGTTGGAAGCTACATCCCAGCCTATGACGGCTCCGACATTGAGCCACCAACCGCTGCGTACTTTGACATCGTGCACGTCTGGCTCGGTGGCCACGACATAACCAACGAGCTACTCCCCGACGAGATACAATTCCTCGTCGACCAAATCATTTCCTACTACGAGGACTAACACAATGGAAATCTTCGCAATAGAACTCGACGACAAGCATCGCCTCGAATCCGTCATGTACCGCCTATATCGCGGCGAATCCATGACATACGACGAGCGCCGTGATCTCGCGGCTACCCTCCTATCCATTCTCGACTACGGAGAAATCATGACCATCCCCGACCCTATATCAACCCCACCGGCGAAACCCACTCTCGTCTACGACGACAATAATATTGAAGTTGCCATTGGCGATACCGTCCGCCTCGACGATGGTTGGTACGATGTCACCGGCATCATTCCCCCACACAAACCATCTTCAACAGGCCGCGTGCAGCTCACCCTCCGCGGCGACGATACCCACACGTCACATCTCTACTTCCCGAGCGTAATAGACGCCCACTGGATCAACCGCAACGACCAACAGGATTAACATGCCCATGAAAGTCTACATCTGCACGAACCTGCCATTCGACGGCTACTCTTATCCATTCTCCGTGATCGTCGCCAACGATCGCGTCGAAGCCGAGCGCCATCTCGAGGCCGAAATCGCACGCCTCGACCTGGATGTTTCCACTACCTGGCAGCCGCATCTCCTAGAGATTCCCCAGCTGCCACACGCAACCATTCTTTATCACGAGGACAATTGACATGCCCACATTCAATCCATTCGATCTGGAGATTCCCGCCCTTGCTCCAAATGAAACCGTCGACTGGTCTCCCTACCAGAGGGAGATCTTCACTTTCATTGAATCCCAAACGGGCAACGCCATCGTGGAAGCTGTCGCCGGAAGCGGCAAATCAACCACAATTCTAGAGGCCTCCACCCGCGCGAAGCTCGCCAATCCGGACGCTTCAATCATCATGCTCGCCTTCAACAAATCAATCGCCCAAGAGCTGCAACAGCGCTGTGCACCAGGCGTAGACGCCCGCACATTCCACTCGCTCGGCCTCTCGTGCTTCCGCGGCAAGAAGCCAAAGGTCGACGGCTGGAAAGTCTCCAACATGCTCAAGACAATCATCCCCGCCGATTACATCGAGGATTGCCTTCGCGACGTGGCTCGCCTCGTATCGCTCGCCAAGAACAATGCAATGTTCGACCCACGAGCTGAGGACTTCCTCCCCCTGCTATCCGACTACACACTCAACGTCCCCGAAGGAATGGACGACGAGTTCGCCTCTTGGGCAGCCGGCGCCCTTGCCATGTCAAACCGAGAGATGCAAGTCATCGACTTTGATGACATGCTCTATCTCCCCCTCCTCTACAACGCAACATTCCCGAAGTTCGACTTCGTCTTCGTGGATGAAGCCCAAGACTTAAATGAAGTCCAGCACCTCGTGGTCGAGCGAATCCTCTCACCATCCGGTGGCCGACTGATCGCGGTGGGTGATACAGCCCAAGCTATCTACGGCTTCCGTGGTGCAGATGCCAACTCCATGAACCGCTTCAGGGAGAAGTTCGCGACAACAGAGCTACCTCTCTCCCTAACCTATCGCTGTCCAAAGCTCATCACAGATGTGGCAGCCAGCTACGTGCCGGCAATCCACTGTCCGCCTGACGCCCCAGATGGAGAAGTCTCCCAAATTGATGTATTCGAAGAGGATACCCTCTCCGCTCTCACATCAAACGACCTGGTCGTCTGCCGAAACAACGCGCCCCTCTTCAAATTAGGCATGCGTCTGCTTCGCCTCCGGGTGCCAGTCACAGTATTGGGCAACTTCGACAAGCAACTCATCTCCTTCATCAACGGCTTCAAGACGGACGACATTCGAGTCTTTGTTGACCGCCTCGATAAGTGGTACGAAGCGGAATACAATCGCTGCCTCGATAGCGGCCTCTACTCCCGAGCAGGAATCGTCGATGACAAATACGCATCAGTATCCGCCATCGCCCAAGAATCCGACTCAGTGACCGCCATCAAGTCGACACTTGCCAAACTCTTTACGCCAGGCTATGGTGTCACTCTCTCGTCCATCCACCGTGCAAAGGGAACGCAGGCCCACAACATCTACTTCTACCTGCCCGACCTCTGCCCGTCGAAGTTCGCCAAGACACGCGCGCAACTCGAACAGGAGAACAACCTCATCTACGTCGCCGTCACCCGCGCGCAGCGCACACTGACGTACGTCTACCACGAGGTGTCGTAATGCTCGAGCGACTCGTCTTCATCTTGTTGTTAACCACGGTGCTGCTAGCCTTCGTGTTGGTATCACTAGAACTATTGAGGTATTAATCATGGCACGAGGCCGCAAAGCAAAGACCGACCGTCCGGTCGACTGGAAGTTGAGGGTGCCCACGTCTGTGGCAGCAGCCATCAACGAGTTCCTCGCTGATCCACTAACAGGCGAGCCACCACTCGGCGCACGATCTGAGCTAACCGTCAGACTCTACAAGGAGTTTCTGGCGCAGCTCAATCTAAAGCGTTGACCTGTCGGGAACGGTGGGCTACAATGGGCCACCGTTCCCCACTAACCAAGGAGTAATCCAATGCCAACAGAATCCATCCTCAACGATCTTCGCCGTCGTGTCGTAGATCACGACAAGAAGGTAGCCGAAGGTCTTGCTGATCCCGCGTCCCCACCGTACAACCTTGATGAACTGCGGGACGCAGTCAAAGCAATCTCCCTTGAGCGGGAGACGCTGGCACAAACCCCAGCTCGCAAGCGCGCCACCACCAAGGTAGTCGACCTATCCGATCTCATAGCGGATTAATCGACATGCCCTCCCAAAAGAAACTGGACAAATATCCAGACCTCTATCGTGCGCTATTCCTCCTCGCGCACACCAAAGGTCTCGTTGTTGTCGACCCGGCGCCATATGGCGTCTCTGCCGCTATCCTTCGCCGCGATCTCTACAACTTTCGTCAAGCCCTTCGCGAAGAGACACCGCGGCCGCCAACGGAATTGGATTCAGCCCTGCTGGATGCAGCAGACAAACTCCAATTCAAAATTCGAGAGAACAAAGTAATCGTATGTCGATACACCCACGCGTACATTCCAATCATAGCTCAAGCACTTAGGGAGTTCAACCATGGATCTTGAAGAAATCTTTCCTGCAACAATCGACTCTTCAATGAGAGCCGACTATGCAGAGTGTCCCCACAAGTTCTACCTACGCCACGTCGTTGGCCTCTGCCCCGCGTCAGTCAACATTCATCTGAACGCCGGCGGTGCTTACGCCAAGGGCTTGGAGACATTCCGCCGTGAATACTATTCCAACAGAGCATCCTACGACGACGCAGTCGCCCTCGGCCTGCTCGCTCTCCTTCGGGAATATGGAGACATTGACTTCGATCCCAAGGAATCCAAACAGTGGTACGCTATCGTTGATGCCTACCTCTCCTACTTGAGGCAGTGGCCACCCGCGACAGACTACATCAAGCCACTCATCACCTCGTCGGGAGAACCCTCAGTTGAATTCTCGTTCGCCATCCCGATCGACATAACCCATCCTGTCACAGGCGACCCCTTACTATACTCGGGTCGCTTCGACATGCTGGGTGTGATGAACAACACCCTGTTCGTAGTAGACGATAAGACTACCGGACGCCTGGGTGCCACCTGGTCTCAACAGTGGGATCTTCGCGCGCAATTCACTGGCTACTGCTGGGCTGCCCAACAATACGACTACCCCGTAGCCGGAGCAATCATCCGCGGCACCGCGGTGCTCAAAACACAAATCAACCACTCGGAAGCCATCGTCTACCGTCCGGAGTTCGTCATCCAACGGTGGCACGATAGGTTGATCGAGCGTACGCAGGAGATGAAGAACTCCTTTCTATCAAACTATTGGCCTCACGATGGAGAGGAATCAGGCGCCTGCTCTAACTACGGCGGCTGTGCCTACCGTACGCTTTGTGCTTCCCCAAATCCCTCTAACTGGATAGAGGGGAACTTCACCATCTATAGATGGAATCCAATGAAAGTCGATCAGATATAGGAGAACCCTCATGGTCAAAGTCAATAAAGGTCTGTCTAGCAAAGTTCGGTATGCTCTCAAAAGCGGCAAGATCAAAGGACACTTCACCGTTGAAGTTGCTGCCGAGCACTTCGGCGTGCCAAAGAACGTCATGAGCTGCACTCTCGCACGCCTCGCTCGCGTCGGAGAGCTGGGCTTCACCGGCTGGCAAGGCCACCGTCAATACTTCTTGATTAACAAGCCGATACCCAAGGTACTAACCCTTGAAGAACTCGAGACGAAGGCAGCCGACCCCATCGAGATACTCCTCGACGCAATGGCAAAGGCCGAACCCATCTTGCGTAAACTGTCCGAAGCACGCAAGTTGCTGACGGATTAACCTCATGCCAATCTTCTTCATCTCCAACGAAATACTTGGGGGAGTTCCGGATGAGACTCTCCCATCCACCCTGTATTTCTGTCCCACTTGTGGAGATGTTTGGGCTCGTCTCATCAACGCACCCGATTGGTGGACAACCTTCCCCAGGCCATGTCCCCGGCATGGCCCGCCTTTCCTATTGCAATACGACCCGGTTGATCCAACTCGTGGTGTACCAGCATCAGTGCTAGCGCGCGAGCTGGTGCTAGCTCTCGACTGGATGGACGCGACCGGAAAGTCATACCCCATCTACCTAATAACAGGAGGGAAATGAACGTGCACATTGAGGTGAGATATGTACATAATGACTGAGAAAAATCTTCCAACCGCCGTACAGCAACATATTTCGGGTCTTGAACAGCGCATCGCTGAGCTTGAGGAAGAAAATCGAATTTTATATGACGCGCTCGAAGCGGCAACAAAGAGCTTCGCTGAACTAAGGGAAACGCTTAAGCATTACACCATTAATGGATTAAAGTGAAGTTGTTGCTTCGTCGCTTGAGAGCTGGTATAATGCGCCCTAGTATTTACGAAATACTAGCCCTACTAATTACAGTCGTGGAGTAATTCCCCGTGCCAAACATCCTTCGTCAATCAATCGACGAATCCATTCAGAAGCTAGACGAACTTCACCATGAAGTAATCTCGTCAGGTCTCGACTTTGGATTCGATCAGGAGCAGATTGCCTTTCAGATCGAAGGTCTCATCTTCGACCTGCAAGAATCAATTTCCTCTGCCATTAAATTAAGCGAGGCGTCATATGAGTAACGGTCTTAACATCCTTCTCTTGGGAGAATCAGGCTCGGGTAAAACCTACAGCCTGCGAACCCTCGTCGATGCTGGCCTCGAACTGTTTGTACTCCAGACAGAACCAGGCGGCACGGTGCTCGAAGACTTACCGTCCGACAAGTACCACTCCCACTACATCGCACCCGCGACACCGTCTTGGTCCGCAATGAAAGACAGCGTGACCAAGATTAATACGCTATCACTCAAGTCCCTTGCTGGTCTAGAGGGAATCAACAAACGTGAATACGCACAATTCTCGGAAGTCATCGACTCATGCGGCAACTTCAAATGCGACCGCTGCGGGAAGGAGTTCGGTGACATTTCAACATGGGACTCTTCCCGTGTCTTCGTTGTCGATTCTCTCTCCGGTCTTAACATCATGGCAATGGATCTCGTGGTTGGATCGAAACCCATAAAGTCTATGGCCGACTGGGGCATGGCTATGGACAACCTCGGCCGCCTCATTAATAAGTGGTGCGCCGACACCAAATGCCACTTCGTCTTAACCGCCCACCTCGAACCGGAGCGCGATGAAACTACTGGCCGCATAGTCAATATGCCATCCACGCTTGGGCGCAAGCTGGCCCCGATCATCCCCCGCTTCTTCGACAACTGCATCAATACAATTCGCGACGGCACCAGCTTTCGTTGGTCGACAGCCACCGCGAACACCGCGCTAAAGGCCCGTGACTTGCCTATCGACGACAACTTAGTCCCATCTTTCGTGCCAATAATCGAAAACTGGCGTGCTAAGTACGGCGATAAATAGTCATACATCAATCTCAATCTCAATCAATTAGGAGACTCACTATGTCTTTCGACGCTGAATCATTTCTCAATCAGGACTACGTTGGTTCTAACTCCACTGAGTTCGTCGCTGTACCGATAGGCGAGCGTACTGGCATCATCAATGCCATCAACGCCAAAGAGATCGTCTCGCAGAAGAACGGCAACACCTATCGTTTCCTCGAAGTCGATTACATCATCGACGACGATGAAGCTCGCGAAGCAACCGGCATGGCCGAGCCTCGTGCACGTCAGTCGATGATTCTCGACATCGCTGACGACGGCACCATCGACCGCCGCAAGGGGAAGAACGTTTCCCTGGGTAAGCTCCGCGACGCGTGCGACCTCAACGATCCCAAGCAGCAGTTCAACTTCAACATGCTCATTGGCAAGGCCGTCAAGTGCAACATCAAGCACCGCATTGACGACAACGGTCAGACCTGGGCAGAAGTGAAGGGTGTAGCCAAGCTGTAATCGAGCCATCGTCAACCACCTGGGGGACATGGACGTCCCCCTTCTCTTTCCTTGAGGATTCCCACATGTATTCAATCAACTTCCAGGATATTCGTATTCCTGATAATAGACAACGCAGGGAGTTCGACGAGAAGAAACTGCAAGAACTCGCCGACTCCATCGCAACCCACGGACTACTTCACCCAATCGTACTGCGCTCCGACGGACACACGTTGGCCGCGGGTGAGCGCCGCTACCGAGCAATGGTAAGTCTCCACGACAAGAACATTCCCTTCACCTGCAACGGAACGAGGGTAGATGAAGACGAGATACCATACACCATCTTAGACGAACTCGACGAGCTATCACTCCGTGAGGTCGAGCTTGAAGAAAATGTTGTTCGTCAAGACCTGACATGGCAGGAGCACGCGAAAGCTATCGCAGACCTCCACCGCCTTCGCACAGATAAGCATGGCGAATACTCGAAGTCAACCCTCAGTGGGTGGTCTGCAACAGATACCGCCACCGAGATCGCTGGCCGCGACGCCAAGAAGCATGAAATCCAACAGGTCACCCAAGCTCTACAGCTCGAAGAGTTTCTTGACGACCCAATCGTAGCCGCCGCTCGTAACCCCAAGGAAGCCTTGAAACTTATCAAGGAAGAAAAGAAGCGGGCTAAGCGCGTCCAGCTAGCCAAAGACTTCGACGCCGCCACCTCGGTGCACACGCTATTCCACGGGGACTGCTACGAAATTCTATCAGATGATTCCTACAAAGAATCCTTCGATGTCATCCTCACCGATCCACCATACGGTGTCGACATCAACAAGATAACTTTCTGGGACGGTGACAAACATGACTACGACGACAGCGACGCAGCCTTCACAAGAGTCTGTGAAGACTTTGCTAGCCTTGCTTTTAGAGTCGCAAAGCCACAGGCTCATTCATACATTTTCTGCGACATTCGAAGATTTACAGAACTGTTCGTCGCTTTCGAACTGGCTGGCTGGAGTTGTTGGCCAATGCCTATCATCTGGGCGAAAGGCAACACGGGTTCATTTCCTAACGCTGATTATGGACCTCGTCGAACATACGAAGCTATCCTCTATGCCAATAAAGGAAGGCGACCAGTTACTGCCATGTATACAGACGTTATTGGAGTTAATAATCCAGGAAGATCCGTTCATCCTGCTGCCAAACCCGTCGACCTTTACCTTAATCTTCTTAGACGATCCGTCTATCCCGGAGACACCGTACTCGACGCGTTCGCTGGAGGAGGCCCCATTTTTCCAGCGGCCACCGAGTTGAAGTGCATTGCTACTGGCATCGAACAGTCTGAGAAATACTACCATCTTGCTGTGGAGGCACTGAATGAATGTTCAGATTGAAAGACTCACTGAAGACGCTGTTCTACCGACGAGAGCTACGGAAGGCTCTGCGGGCTATGACCTTGCAATCCCGGGAGGTACTGTTGTTTCACTTCCTGGAAGTCTCGACGGGTGGAAGCCCAGTAGTCCATCTGTCCTCATTAAACTGGGGTTTGCTATCGCAATACCAGAAGGTTATGTCGGCCTTGTATGCCCTCGTTCCGGACTTGCAGCACGATACTCAATCTCGGTTGCAAATGCGCCAGGGGTTATTGACTCTGACTATCGAGGGGAAGTCGGGGTTATCCTCATCAGCCACAATACGCGCAGCCTTATTATTAAGGGAGGCGATCGCATCGGTCAACTCGTAATAGTTCCCACCCCCGAGTTCACCCTTATCGAAGTCGATAGACTGTCGTCAACAGTTCGCGGTGCGGGTGGCTTCGGCTCTACCGGATTTATGAGCGAATAAAATCCCAATGAAAAAGATCCCAGCGTACGGCCCGTCAGATGCCACCATCATGGTGGTAGGCGAAGCACCCGGCTCAACTGAGGAACTCCAGGGGCGCCCATTCGTGGGTACCTCTGGCATAGAATTAACCTCCATGCTACACGAGGCCGGGATCACTCGAAACGATTGCTACATTACCAACGTGTGTAAGTATCGTCCCCCGTCGAATGATATCTCCAAATGGTTTCTCAAACGCACCGCCGCACGCAAGGCGGGTGTGACAGAAATCATGGGACGCTATCCCGATGATACAATTCGCGAAGGATTGCTCGAACTCTATGAAGAAATAGAGACAGTTAATCCAAAGATAATAATCGCTCTTGGCGATACGGCACTGTGGGCACTAACTGGTGAATCAGGAATCACCAAGTGGCGCGGCTCTCAACTCACCTACCATGATAGAATACCCATTCTAGTTACCTACCACCCGGCTGCCATTCTCCGTATGTGGTCATGGCGATTCATCATGGTGCAAGACCTCCGGCGCGTCAACAAGATTCTTGCTAACCAACAAAACAAGCCGGGCTATTCTTTTATCATCCGCCCCTCGTTCAATGACACTATTGCAACAATCTCCGATCAGTTAGCGGCAGCAACTAAAGGTACAATCCGACTGGCAGTTGACATCGAGACTCGTCAACGGCATATCGCCTGCATCGGTTTCGCCTGGTCATCAACGGAAGCAATCTGCATTCCACTAATGGATGTCCATAAGCCCCTCGGGTATTGGGATAACGAAGAAGAAGCCAGCATAATCTATATGCTAGCGCGCCTTCTACTACATCCCAACGTAGAAGTCGTAGGACAGAACTGGATCTACGATATGCAATACATCGCTAGGTACTGGGGCTTCATCCCGTGGCCACACCTCGATACAATGCTAGCGCACCACACGCTATTCCCCGGTCTACCGAAAGGACTAGACTTTATCTCCTCCCTCTACTGCAACCATCACGTCTATTGGAAAGACGAAGGCAAGCAATGGGACCCCCGCTATGTAGATGAGGAAAACCTCTGGGCGTACAACTGCACCGACTGCGTTCGCACCTACGAAGCTTCATATGAAATAGAAGGCGCTGCGCAATCCATGGGACTAGAAGCACAGGTTGCGAATCAAATGTCGATGGTGCGCCCGGTGCTTATATCCATGCTGAGGGGTATCCGGGTGGATATGTCACGACGAGAAGCTATATGCAAGCAGTTGCTAGAAGCAATGATCCACCAACAGAACTTTTTGAATTACGTCTTGGATCGTGACTTCAACCCTCGCTCATCTCCACAGATGAAGCAACTCTTCTACAACGAACTCGGGGTGCCCCCTATTCTCCACAAGAAGACGAAGCAACCAACGCTAGCCAAGGATGCGCTCGGCACCCTTCGGAAGAAAGCCGACCCTATACTGTATCCAATCATCGACGCCATCATAGAGTTCCGTCGCTGCGGCACCTTCTACTCGGTCGCCTCGGTGAATCTCGACAGAGATCAACGGCTGCGGTGTTCCTACAATCTAGCGGGAACTGAAACATTTCGCCTCGCTTCATCCGAAGATGCCTTCGGCTATGGCACCAACCTGCAGAATATTTCCAAGGGGGATAAATGAAACTCCCAAACTTACGCACCCTGTTTACTCCAGACCCCGGCTATCTCATAGGAGACTCCGATCTTGAACAAGCGGACGCACAAGTCGTCGCCTGGGAAGCTGACGACAGTGACCTTAAGTCTATATTCAGAGACCCGTCTCTCGACTTACATAACGAAAACTGTAAGAGCATATTTGGGAAATATCCCACCGGACCAGACGATCCTCATCGAAAGAGAGTTAAGGCTGGTGTCCACCTCACCAATTACGGTGGCAATGGTCGAACCCTCGCCAAGACCCTTGGTATCACTGTACATGAAGCTGACAAATTCCAGTCTAAATGGTTTCAAATGCACCCTGGAATTAAAAACTGGCACAATGAAATTGAGCGTCAGCTTGAAACACGTCGATACGTGGAGAATAGATTCGGATATAGAAGATTTTATTTCGACCGCATTGAGATGCTGCTTCCGCAGGCGCTCGCTTGGATTCCCCAGTCCACCGTCGCACTCGTCATAAACCATGGCTGGAAGAATCTAGTTACCAATCTTCCTGAAGTTGAAGTCCTCTTACAAGTACACGACTCTTTAGTATTCCAATATCCAAAACACTTCGATCCTCAAATCCGCCCCGTCATTAGAGATAATCTTCTAATCGAAATTCCATATGATGATCCTCTCACCATCGGAGTTGGCCTCTCAATCTCCAATAAATCTTGGGGCGAAGTAAAGGATGTGTCATGGCAAGAATCCTCCAACATTGGATGAAAGCATATGTTGAATATACAAAGCATCTCGAAGCACCAGACACCTTCCACTTGTGGGCCGCAGTGGCAACCATCGCCGGTGCACTCAGAGGAAAGTGCTGGATTGACATGGGGTATTTCAAATGGAAACCTAACTTCTTCATCGTCTTCGTCGCCCCACCCGGGGTGGTATCAAAGTCAACGACAGTTGGAGTCGGCATGTCAATGCTCAGGGAAGTTCCTGGCATTCACTTTGGTCCCGACTCTGCAACATGGCAAGCGCTTACTTCTTCCTTTGCAGAATCAACAGAATACTTTGACGACATTTCGATGTCTGCAATTACAATCGCTGCAAGCGAACTTGGAACCTTCCTCGATCCACATAATAGAGAAATGATTGACGTCCTAGTCGACCTATGGGACGGCAGAGATATCCCGTGGAAGCGGCATACGAAAGCTGATGGCGAATCTGAAATCGCCAACCCGTGGCTCAACTTCATCGGGTGCACCACGCCGGCCTGGATCGAAGGAAACTTTCCTGAATACGCTATCGGCGGCGGCTTCACATCACGCACAATCTTCGTGTATGCTGAAGCCAAGAGACATCTAGAAGCCTATCCCAAAGAGCGCATGACTGAAGAATTCGCACCGCTGAGAAAAGCTCTTGTCGCGGACCTCAACAATATAGCGCAGATAACTGGAGAATACACACTAACAAAAGATGCGAAAGAACTAGGCGAATCGTGGTATGAAAAGCACTGGCAAGCTCGCCATGAACATCTAGCAGGCGACCGCTTCGGCGGCTACATCGCTAGAAAGCAGACACATGTTCACAAGCTGGCTCTTGTAATCGCCGCGTCTCAGCGTAACGAAAGGATAATCACCGCCGATGATCTAACCACTGCAGATATATTAGTGTCCGCATTAGAAGAAAATCTACCTTTAGTATTCCAGAGAATATCCGATTCACGAGAAGCCAAGTACACCGCCGCAGTATTAAGTGCCTTGCGTACTACACACTCTATATCAAAGCAAGAACTCTGGCGCAAACTATACCACCTAATGTCAGCCGAGCAATTCGACTTGGCACTAGGCGGTGTAGTTCGCGCGGGCTTCGTAAAGCTATATCAGAAGGGGGAGGATATGTTTATCTCCATCACTCCTGCTGGGGATAAACTTTTTCAAGGTCGGAGTAAAGCCCGCGAAACATCCTTTCCGAACTCCGACCCGCAGTCCGATCCTTCGATCTACGTGCCCTCTCCGAAAGCGACTGACGTAGGACGTTAGGAGTAATGCGTAGCTTCGGGTGTGGAGCGGTGTGATTAAACTTCCTAATCTCCCGCTTCACATCCGCAAGCATATCCATACGATTGTGCGTCTTAGCCCACGCGTAGTCTTCCATCAAGAGAGTTCTCTTAGTTCCGTAATATCTCTTGGTGCTTTCCTGCGCGGCGGAGAGTTCATACGCACGATTAAGTCTCGATGGTGCGAAGCCAAACATTTGAGTAATAGCTTCGAGACGCTGATCGATATCCTGCATATCAAATCCAATCAGCTCTCCACCCCCACGGAACTCCTCACCGCCGCGAGTCATCCACCTGGTGCCACGCATAGCTCCCTTAATCGCAGTCGGCATCGCTCTCTCCCATCTCTTATAAAGGTCGGGATTATCATCAGCGAGTGCTCTCCACAAAACATACGGCATCCCCATAACAGGACCCATGGCTTCTATAACGGTGCGCCCAAACTTCTCCTCGGGCTTAGCTGCCTGATCGGTAAGAGACTCGATACCGGGTATCACCCGACCCATACTTAGGGAACCACTGACGTCTGTTCGAGGTATGGGCACACCCACAGCTTCGAGCAAATGCAACGGTCCTAGCCCAAAGTAGCTGGACATACCATGCATCCAAAGATTGGGGTCACCGCCGAGCGCCACCACCAACTCACGCAATTCCTTCCTGGAATCAGTATGTGGATCACCCCAGCCAGTGAGACTCTTCAACTTTGCTGACGACCAATCATAGAGATCAAGTAGATTCTCAGCAAAGGGTAATCCCTGGAAGCCTGCCGCGAGAAGTAGAAGTGTCCAGAACCTAACCGCGGTGCCAGCGTTGTGTCCACCAAACGCCAAGAAACTTGCGTGCTGCATGTACTGCCAGAAGAGGAAGAACACGCTCTTCTTACCACGCATAAACTCTGGTCTATTCCACTTGGCATATTCAAACTGGGTGCTCTGCACCGTCTGCCGAGCAATCCGATAGGCTTCCTCAACCGACGCCCCTTCCTGCACCGCCAGGCGCGCGCTAGCAATCGCAGTCACATAACGATTATACTTCTCTGCGTTACGGAACATCCAGGCACCCGCCAAACTAAATCTATCGAACAGCCGTCCAGATTTAGTTTTAGGCACCATCTTTTCTAGCGGATCAGATTCAGTAAAGCCAGCCAGATTCACAGCCATTGATTCATCAAGCAGACCTTCGTCAGATAGTCTCTTGATAACAGCGTCTACCTCTGGCGACAGCTGTGCGTTCAAGCCGCGTGCAAACTTCGCAGCCGCTGGCATAGCTTTCGTCAGTGCGCTAATCGCTTTGGAGTCCCCGAATCTAGCAGCCAAATATGGATACGTAACCAGGGGAACCTGACTCAGATTTACTACCGCCGACTTAGCGTTGAACCCAAGGTACCACATGAACCCTATCGCTCGCAGCTTCGCCAGATCATTGCCGGGATTCATTATATATTTATAATGCCGATTGAAATAATTTGCCAGCACCCCGACCTTGTTTTGATCAATCCCTTCCGCCGGCACCGCGGGAGCATTTGGATCTAGCTTCCTCGCTTCGGCTGTCAAGATAGGATCGAATCCTTTCTGTCTGGTTTCCAACCCAAGGAGATTATCCTGCATGTCTCGGTAGTGCTCAACACGAGCAATGTGATTTGCTGCGTTCAACACATAGGTCGCGAACACCCTACTGGCATCAGCACTAAATCCCTCAACGCCACGCCTCTTGATAAGATGCCGAAGGAAAGCGCGCCCAGGAGAGTTCCTAATAAAGATCTCCTTGAGTCGATTCCGTTGCTCTTCAGTAAGAGTCAGTTGCTCCTCGATGGTTGCGAACAGACTTGGTGGCATACCAAGGAAGGCAAACTCCTCATCCTTTAACGTAGTTGCGGTGACACTCGAGCCAGCAGGTTTCTCCACCATCCACTTCTCGGCGGCAGCACGCTGAGCTGTCGTACTTTCATACGTCTCAAAGATGATCACCTCGTTACGCTTATACTTCTTCCCACCATACTCTATGCCATCTTGCTCCGCCTTAATGGTGACAGCATAGCTACCGAAGCGCATGTGGGGAAAGTAGTTCCGGTGCCGCAGTTGCTGGAAGTCTTTATCAATCTCGGTCAGCCTTTGATTAAGTCTGGCACCTTTCCCCACTATGTCATACTTATCCAGAAGTTCAACCTGAGCCTTCGCGTCCGGCGCCGCATTCCAAGCTGCGATAAACCTAGTAGCTTCTTCCGCAGAGCCAAGCGTCTCACGAGCAGCCGAGTATTTCAGACCAGCCTCAAGTCGATTAAGGATATGTGTAAAGGACTTGTCGATCTCATAGTACAGGGCTTTCGTCTTGTCATCCAGTTGCAACCGTCGCAGCATGGCCTCCACTTCCGCAGGGGACAGACGCCGCTCCTGTCGCTCACTCTGAAGATTGATCTCCAGCAAAGCTTCGCCAAGTCTCTTTCCCTGTAACGCGGAGAGCGCGTTCCATCTCGTGGCTAACGGCTCAGCCTCAGAGATAATACGCATCTTGGTATTCCACCACTGCTCTACTCGGTCCAGGTATCCCTTAACCTCAACTGGTGCTAGTCTCCCAAACCGCTTGAGCATCTGTAGTGGGGTATACATATAGCGTCCAAACTTAATCTCCCACAGAGAATTCCACTGGGCTACTTCTCCGGCGTGCTGCTCTCCCCCTTCGAGAGACAACTTCTTGTGAAGAATTGTCACGGGGGATTCCATTACAGCCGGCCCCATTAAGTCCGGCGAGTATTTATTAATTACTCGCTCCCGTAATTTACCCGCCACATCCCTCAACATATTCCGCAGAGCTTCATCACGAATATCAAGCTCCGGGTCCGCCAGCCTAAACACCCGCTTGAAGAAGTTGACTATCTTCCTCCACAACTTCGGTGCATAGTTCGTATTCTCTGCCAGGCGGGCAATATATTCTTCCGTAGAAACAACATCCGGCATGCCTAGCATCTCTTGGATCTGTCGCATTTGATCCTGCGTTAGAACGCTACGCACACCAAAGTGTCCTATCACCTCATGCAGATAGGTAATCTTGGCTTCATACACCGAAGGAATTCTATCTGCATTCAAGAACACCCGGCGGGTGCCATCAGCAAATGTTACCGTCAAACCTTCGGAGTCAGTCGGCAGGTGCATCTTTGCCAACGTGTCTGAATCCACCACCTCAACTTCAATGCCGAAGATCTTCTGCAGCCTTCGTATTGCCGCCCTGACAGCCGATACGCCAATCCCTTTTCCACCACCCTCTTTCTTCCTTAGAACAGTTTCATCCTTCCCAATTTCCTTGGCAAGATTTTCCAGTTCTTTCTGGTCGGTTGACTTCTCCCGTGCGGCCGGCTGCTCCCCCGCCTGCTTAGCGAGTAGCCTTTCCAACTGTGCGTAACCAGCTTCGTTTAAGCCATCAGTTGCTTCTCTTTCCTGCAACTTGGCGAGGATCGCCTGCTCTCTTGGATTAAGATTACTACTCTCCTCAACAGTTGGTGGGGTTACGGAGTCCTCAGGTTGGGCTAGATCAACCTCAGCTGCAGCCGTCGGAGGAATTTGCGGCGCTGCTTGTTCGGGACTCCGTACCCCAGAAAGAATTTCGCGCGGTGTTTGTGTTTGCCGCGGCAAGCCGCTAAGCTGGTTCGGTTCTGGTATAACAGTCCGAGCTACCAGATCAATGATGTCCTCGGGCGGTCGACCAGCCTCCGCATCGCGCTCATCCAAAAATCGCAAGTAGGCTGGATCATCTTCGATCAGCCCTTCGATATTCTTCAACTCTCGGTCTATCTTCGCAAGGCGCTTCTCTATCACCACTCGTAGCTCACCATCCTTGCGGTAGCTTAGTGGATTAGAGAGCAGCCTCTCTCTTGCATCCTTCAGTCTTTTGGCCTGCGTAATGTTCTTCTTATCGACACGAGTCTTCACCACCTGAATTGGTGATCTCAAGCCTTTCTCTGTCAGTGGGCCAGTAAACCCGGTGGTGCCCTCGATCCCCTGCGCAACATCACGCATACGCCGTAGATCTCGAAGCCTCTTCTGCTGCACCATGAATTGCTGCGCGGGGGTGCGCCGCTCCGCCGGAACTGTAGACTCGATTCGTAGAGACTCAGCATCATCGAGTTCTGCCTGAGTCAGATTTCTCTGCTTGCCATCCTTCAGAATCTGAATTCGTCTAGCAACCTTATCTCCAATGGTAAAGTCACCAGACTTAATTACCCCGCCCCGACCTTCAAAGTCAAACTCCATTTGCCCGCGGGTGGGCCCAGCTAATGCTTCGCCAGGAATTGGCAAAGGCTCAGGCGCTCCCACATAGCCTTCCGGTAGCACCGGGCCGTTAGGTGGGAACGTTGGCCCTACAAACTCATCCGCTTCAGAAGGAGGGGGAGTCAAAGCAAATTCAGGTGGCGTCTCCTCTTCTTCTACATCAGGTCTGGTCTCTTTAACCTGTGGCTTCATTACAGCAGCAGGAATACCAAGCAGCGCAAACGTCGAAGCACCCGCGGCGGCAGCCTTAAGTCTCCAAACATCCTGCTCAGAGAAGCCAGCGTCGAGAGCATCCTTGACTACCTTCTCTGCTACGATATCGAGTCCTTCCTGCAGGGTCTCTGTCGGAATCTCAGAGGCAGCAATAGTCGCCATATTCACACCGGCGCGAGTAATGAATCCTTGATGCGCCAGCCATTCAGTGAAATAGCTGTTGGCCTTGCCGAGCAATCCCATATTCTTCGCTACCAAGGCAAACGGCATGAAATCTAGAGCTGCCTTCAACGCGCCGGTGCCAGCGATCAAACCACGATTTCCTTCCAACTCCTCCCCAGTTTCCCGCACCGCGCCAGCTGTCTCACCGGTAAGGATACCATAGTCAGCCGCAGCGGCAGTGGCAGCACCGACAGCCTTGGCTGTTTCAGTTCCAGCCTTGAACACCTTGGAAGCTATCTTGGCGCCGGTGAACCCAGGCACGGCTAACGTAGCCAACATCGGCATATTCTCGACGAGTGTCTCCCATGCAAAGAGAGCATAGTCTCCACCAGTCTCAAGCTCATCAAAGTCCTTCGCGTACTTTGGAAGCTCCGCAGCAAACTTCATCTGCTCATCTGCATACTTGAGCATAGAAGTTTCCATGTCATCCGCACCCACGGCACCCAAGCCTAGTGCGGCAGACTGCGCTAAGTCAGCCTTGGTTGTTGCCCACCCCCGTTGCCACGCAGACGAAGTAATACCGGGCGGCTCTGGGGGAGGCACCAGCGGAGTCTGCATCAATGCCGAAAAGTCAGGACCAGTTCGCGGCGGGCCTGCGAAGAACGCATCCACCGCAGACATCTGACTTTTTCTAAAGAACTCCTCTACATCGTAGGCCATGTTACTTTTCTCCGCGAAGCTTAGTCAGTTCCTTTTCCAGAACTTCCAGTTTACGCTGCAACCGCTTCTTCTCCGCCATACCCAGGGGTGCCCGCCCTTCCTTAATAGCTCGAGCACCTATACCACCGATACCTGGCTCTTTCAGCTCTTTATCCTTCCCGAGTTTGACTTTGAGCTTATCGATCTTCTCCTCCAAGCGCTTAGCTTTATCGACAGTTGCTGGCTTGGCCGCCGTTGCCTCAGTAACACTAGGTTGTTTTGGCGCGGCAGGGGCGCTCTCCGGCGGCGTAGCGGGGGTTTCCGCGCCCCCTCCATGCATAGGCCCGCCAGTAAAACCGCCAGTTCTCGGACGATATTTATCACCCGTAGTCTCTTGTAGCATCTTTTCGTAACCCGCTGGATCAGATAGATACCTCTGGTCGCTGCGAATCATTTCCTGGAAAGCAAACGGGTCGCTTATCGGCGCCGGGGCTACCGGGGGAATCATAAACTGGCGAGCCAGGTTGTTAATATATTCCCCTTTTCTCTGACCGAACTCCATCCACATTTTGTAGGTTGCCGCATAGTCCGGATCCTGCGGGTCCATTTCGGCCAGACGAGAAGTTATCGTTTTCTCTTGCTCATTGACAGCAGACGTTGCATACTGAAGTGCCTTATCTGGAGTCATCTGACCCGCGGCCGCTAGAGCTTTCGCTTGCTGCTCGATAGCTCTAATATACGCTTGCGTTCTCAGCCGCTCGTTCTCCAAGCCTTCGCGGCCCTGCCGAAGAGTTTCTTCTCCCTGATCCTTAGTTATAACATTGCGCTCGGCAGCGATATCCGTCTGCCTCTCCTGCGCCTTCACCTGTCTCTCTGCACGCCCTTCATGTTTCTCCTGCGTCTGCAAAGCGCGATAGTTTCCTGCCGCCCCGGTGATAGCTTCCAGAGCTTTGTTGGCTTCAGTCTGTCCAGGAGCCAACGGACCTGTGAGACCCAGCCCCAAGGTCAACAATGTATTAGTCATTCCAGGGCCGGAAATATCCTGAAGAAACTTATCCCAACCCTGAACACTTGCCTGCGCCGGCTGCGCGACTTGAGTCTGTCCGATGGCCTGATACGCGGGTGTTTGCGGTTCTCTATTACTGATTGCCATTATCTAAGTACTCCCACATCCAGATTGGGACGCGATCCCGTTATCAGTGAACCGAGACTCGTCGGACCCCAAGGTTGACCGAGACTGGTTGGACCCTGAAGTTGACCAGGTATCTGACTGGGATCCAATTGTCCGGGTGCGCCCATACCCTTCATCCGCAGGAACTGCTGCATCATATTCATTGGATT